TATTGAAAATTTGGGGTTTAAGGGGGAAGGGCGACCCACCCAAACCAACTACTTTTCTAGTCCAAGTCTGTTTCGCTACATAATACCTGCTTGCGCACGCAATGATCATTCACGCGGTGTACCGGCTATGGCCGGCACGTATTAAAACAGCCTGACCCTTGCGGGATCAGGCTGGCTACATGATTAGATTGAATAGTGTTGTGTTCAGGAAAATTTCACAGACGTTCTGTTGGTCTCCAATGGGTAGGAATTTGATTTGTTGCTAATGAATCAGTAAATTGCTCATTGTCTTCATCACTTGTTCTTGTATGATATTCGTCATGATGACCACACCAATAAGCAGATGTCCATATACCATCGCAGTACGACCCGGCTCTTACGCCCTTATAGTTATAGTCTTCATCAATCCATTTTTCGTTTTTCAAAAGAATTTCCTGACCGTCTTCTGGTGGCAACTCTTCTTCGATTGAAATCCATCTTTGCGCTTCTCTTGCTCCTAATTGTGCCCAATCGATATAACAGGTAATGTCCATCCTTTTATGAGCCGGTAAACTTTGATCTGATAGATAGCGACCAAATGCTACTTCTTCAATAGTTGCTGTGTATTTCATCTTTAAGTTGTTATGAGTTATTTAACGTACTTAACGCCACAAAGCGGGCAAAATGTAAACAGGATATTCTTCTTCCATTTCCGCGATTGCTTACCTACCTTGTAAGTTGCTTCTCCCGTGCCATAAATCCGGATATCTCCCGAGTCAATTATTAATGACTTATTGTTTAAGTCAACGGTTACATACTCATTGGTGGTAACTTCCTTTTCGAAAAGACCCCTCAATTTGGTTTCTAATTTCTCAATACATTCACACATAACAGTTTGATTTAATGATTGATTACTTTTTTATAATTGATTTTGACAATACTCACGTTTCATCCAAATTCTAATATCAATTCCAAAAAAATGAATGGCATATTCGTATTCTGTTGGGCTGAAATACCGCGTACTGATTCCTAAATAAACCCAATTGTCTGTTCTTGAATAGAAGGGTTTCATCCATCTGTTGTTGATGATGATTGTATCAAACGAATGTTTGTACTTTGTTTTTCTTCGTTTCATAACGTATTGATTAAAATGGTAATCCAATTAATGACAAGTCATTAAACTTCATGTACTCATCGTAGTAGAAACCTTGCTTACAAGGTGGAAATGTAATCTTATTAGCTCCATCCTCCCATCCTTTGTTTCTCGCGTAATATGCTGACTTCGTTTTAAATAATCGTTCTGTCCAATTAAAATCAGTGAAGTTCCATGTATCATCCCTCATTTTGCTTCATTGTTAGCTCTATGAATTTTTCCTCCTCAATACAATCAACGCAACGACCATCGTCAATGAGGATTTCGTTTGATTCTTCGCCACAGCAAGTGCATTTACCCTTTTCAAGGTCAAAATCTGAATAAGCTGTTTCTGTTTTCATAACTCTTTGATTTATTAATTATTGATTAAAATGGTAATCCGTTTAATTCCTCACCGGTTGGTATCGAATCATCCTCCTCCATTGCCTGGGCACTCAGTGTCGAGATAAAGAAACATTCGACTGCTTTGTCATCGATCTTCTTAATGATGCGCCGGTCTTCGTTGGCATTGGTACCTGTGCAGACGTGGATCGGGTTCAGTGTATAACCATGGTACTCGCACCATGCTCCCAGGGATGATTTGAATTGGTTCGATTTGTATTTGCTCGACTGTGACGTGCTCAGCGTTGTTTTGAAATTTTCGAATGCAGCTTCACGTTTGAAAAACACGTTGAAATAACCAACGTTGTCTGGGGAGACTGACGGGCGCGGATCGGGAGGAATCACAAAATAATGGTTGGCCCAGATAAAGAACTCTTCATCCTTCGATACACCACGCGTCATAAGCCTGCGCAACTGACGTTTCAATAGATTGTCCATTGGTGGTTGAATCTTAAAAAATCGCATCTGCAGCTGCACACAATAGGCCATGAAATTGTAGAACTTGATCCATTCATCTTCGGTGAAATCATCGAACAGTAACTTGCCAAACTTGAGGAGTGGCGAGCGCGATTCTTTGTAGTCGTTAAACTTCGTCTTTTCGTGGTAGTAGTCCGATGCTGCCCCGTTCAGGATACGCGCGATCGTTGAGCTGTCGACATTTTGCAACTCAAAATTCGAGCTTACAACCATCTTGCCTGAAGTATCGTAAGCAAGGATCTGTTTCGAGATGTGTTTGCTGTTCACTTCCCGGTTACCGGTGACCTGTGTATAGAAGAAATTGAAGTCTGCAAACTCATATAAGTCATCCACTTCGATGATGTTGTGAAACTTCGTGAAACCATCGTAAAGGAATTCCGTTTTGTCGGTGATATCCTTGCGCCTGGCGCCAATGTAGAAGCGTGGCCGGGTGTGCGAAAGTGCTGCACAAAGCAACGATTTTCCGGAGCGTCCGGATGACTGGCCAATCTGAGAGATCTTCATGTCCTGGAGAAAAACAAGCCATGGTTTCGCAGGATCTTTGTATTGAGACGTCATATATCCCAATACAAACATCAGGTTGGCCAGCGACAGGTTTTGTTCCTTCGTTTCGGCTTCGGTCAACTTTGAATGATCTTCAATCTCTTTACGCCAGTGGATGTGTGCAAGATCCGTCAGGAACTTTGTGAAGATGAAACTATCATCATTAATGGTGACTTCGTAGCGGTCGAGCTCCGGGAAGTTGGCCAGTTCAATATTACAGTTTTCGCGCTCTTCGGATGTTTTGGCACCCTTCAGCTTCTCGAGAAGCAATGCATAGTTCGGAGTTGGTTTCACCTCGATGGCCGGCTGTTTGATCAGCGTGATATTCTTCTCAATCACATGGCTGATGATATCGGTCCCCAGTTCAAGTTTTCCCAGGATAAAATTGGGTACATCCTGGTGTTTGACCTTCTCAATCGAATCCTTTTGAATCTTGAGACTTCCATTCGTGAAATGAAGGTACTCAGTTCGTTTATCGTGATTGATAAAGTTGAGTGACGGCAATTCTTTTAACTCCTGCAGGTTATTTTCTGATATCTGGTTACTCGAATTGATCTTATCGAGGATGGCCACACCATCGATCAGGTTTTTACTCCGGATCCAGTCTTTTGTAAATCGCTTGATGATCTTTTTAATATTATCCGGGTTGATCAGGTCGACAACCTTTCCATTGATGTATGCATAGCAATATCCTGCTTTCCGGTGATACGGACTATCAGTCACATAAAAGCCGTGTGATTGAAGGAAATAGTAATAGTTTTCGAGTCCAATATTGTAATTGACAACCTTTTTACCTTTCACTTCGTCAACCGATCGCTTCCAGAACTTCATCGGAAAACTGCTGGCTTTAATCGTGATGAAATTATTGATTGTGTCCTCCAGATCGGTGCCTGAAATATTGATGAAGTCCTTGATATCCTTGCAGGGATTTCCTCTCCAGTCTTTTTTGAACTTAAGCCATTCCGGAAGCTGGATCGTTACCAGGTCGATATGACGGTGCGCAAACTTCATGGCCATCTCCTTGCCGGTTGCATCGAGATCCATCAGCTGGTAATGACGTTCGCATAAGCCATCGAGCGTTTCCCAAACATCCCGGGGAACTTCAGCCGATTCGCTGTTTAGCCAGTAAACATTAAAACCAAGGCTGGCCATGTTCAATGCATCACTTTCGCCACTGCAGCGGATCAGGTCCTTTACCTTTGGTTTCTTCCACTCAGGACCTTTGTATTCGTACTCCCCGGTTTCAGGATTATTAAACTCATTGTCCATCGACTGGATCTGTTTGAGGCCAAAGATGTAATTGGTGGGTTTGGTGCCTACATATCCGAACCGGTATTTTTTCTCCAGCTCATGAGGTTTGTAGATCTTTTTGAAGCTTCCTTCGTCGAGCAGGAAGATGGGGAAGTCATCGGTTGACTTGTAGATGTGCACAATATCCTTTTGGTATCGTTCACTATAACTGATCATTTCGTATTTAACCAGCGATTTGAGATTAAAACGGTCGAGGTGACCTATTTCAATATAACGGCCGATGCTTTTAAGATCAATTTCAGAAGGTTTGGGCTTGTATTCGAAGTTGTATTCACCCTTTTTGTCCTCGGGTCCGACTTCTCTCCAGGAGTATTCGGCTTTGTACGATGGCCGTTTGAAATCGCTGCCACCAACTTCGCGCCGAATGATCACTTCCTGGATAAAGCGCAACGAATCGATATAGATCAGGGACTCTGCCCAACCCACATAGCCAATGGCGCTCATACCCGACATTTCGGACTGATTGCCAAAGTCCGTTATTCGCCAGGTTCCTTTGTAAAGCGATACTTTGGCCGATGCTGTTTTTTCCTCGGATCTGCACTTTACAAAATGCTTTGTGTCTCGAAAATCAACACCAGGGAAATAATGCTGAAAGATGGTCAGACCATGCTCCGTTGCGTCAAGGATTTTATCTGCGTCAATATAGATCATAGTTTTTTCAATAAAACGAAACGTACTTGGTTAGTTTGTTCAATCTCGGGATATTTGGCTTTCAGAACATGCGACAGCTTTGCGGCAGACAGACCATAAGTCAACAGGCTGAATCCGTTCATTCTTGCGAAATCATTCATTTCGAATTCCCAGGTGTCCATGATTTGAACCTGTGTTTTATCATGTGTTTTTGGGTCCTGCAGTGTGATCACTTCGCCTTCAGCGTCGAGTGATTTAAACAGCCAGGTAGGTGGAACTGCGATCGCAAAATAATCTTGCTTCGGGATGCCGTGGTGTATAAGGTTTTTCATGGGAAGTTTTTTTAGATAAAGGGATTAAACAACTATACTTCAGTTTCAGGATCGAACAGCCATTGTCGGCAATCTGAATCAATAATCAGTATTTTACCGATATGCGCTTTTGGCTGTTTTCCTCCCAGATCTGGAATAACTATGCTGTTGGCTACTGTTATAAATTTTCGGTGCCCTTTTAATTTAAATCTATCCCCTGCGGTTAATTTGTTTGCTTTCATTTGGCTTGTTTATCAAGTATTTCGTAGATAACGGTCTGCTTTGGTCTAAACCAATCGATTTCGTAATGTTCTGCGATATCGTTTATTTCATTACGTGTCATATTGTGAAGTTCGATGATATCGTATTGCTTGTGAATCGTTTTGCTGATCTTATCCAATTGGCTGACAGCTTGTTTTAATTCAGGCATCCAAAGTTTGACTTTGTAGGGCGCATCTTGCTTTGGTTCGATATGAAATTCCATCATCTCAAGCGCTTCACGGATCTCGAATAGCGCTTTTTTTAATTCTTCCATTGGTTTATCTGAATAAAGGATTGATAATCTGAACACCATAATTATGCTTTGTGGCCAGTTCTGCAATGTATCGGTCCGCTTTGGCTGCTTCCACATCTTCCTGGTGCACATTGATAGTTTTCTGTGTAGTCTCCAGTTGAAGCGTGAAACCGTGATCTTTCACTTTCTTATTGCAGAAGTATTTCCGGTCGTAGGTGTTGGCCATGTGGATGCGTTGTCCTTCAAAAGGCAAGCCGTGGTTTTTCTTAAACCAGTCAATCAGTTCGAGACCTGAAGCGAACCCATCGGCCATCGCTACCTTTTGCAACTGCTGCATCGAAATGGCATCACCATCTAATTTAAACATGATTTCACTGCTGAAACTTAAAAGGTGGATAATCTCACGTATTTCAATTTTTTCAGTTTTAAGGCAAATAACCATTCCAAGGCGTTGGCAATACTTTGTTCGAAGGCCGGAAAACAGAAATAATTTATCCCCTTTTCGGATCGGTCGTTTCCGGGTGGCCCTGATGGTTGTGCTCTTTGGTTTTACACCTGTCCGCTTTGCGTAGTTCTTGTCGAGCATGGCCAGGATACCCGGTGCAAACTCTTTTTTGAAATTTAGTGATGGCATGGTTGTTAATGTTTTACATTAATTCAAATACATTGAAAATAGTTTTTTCGCTCCACCCTCTTTCGAGTTCGAATACACATGTTTGAATTCTTACATACTTAAATGTTTTTCGTGGTAAAATTGTAATTGACTTTAGTCCAAATGATTTAAGGTACCTCATCCTAACATCAGAATCGGAAATTGTAAATAATGGCATTAAGGCAATAATATTGTCCGACATCTTCATACATTCGAGAAGGATAAAATAACCAAGTCTTAAACCTTTAAGATTCAATTCATCAGGTACACCAAACGCATATTTTAACGAAAAAGGTGGATTCATGACAATACAATCAAAGTGTGATGGATCCAGTGCAAAGAAATTATCTGGAGCAGTAACTGAGTAATCAGTGAGAGCACTTAAAATATTCCCTGCACCTGCCGTTGGCTCCAGAACTGAAACTGTACCTTCGGGAATCAAGCTACACATGAATTCTACAACTGGCGTGGGTGTTTGAAATTCTGCCCCTTTTTCAAATTTTGTTAAGGTCATTTAATTTGATTATTAATCGAATATGTAATTTGGTTCTTTAAGTAACTCTTTCAATCTTAGGTCTCGTGCGATTTTTGTTTCGAATTTTTGCCAAGTTTCCCAATTATGAGATCCCGCACGTCTGCATTTAATCCGAATGTTTGGCTGATCATCGCTGCGGAGGATTACGAATCCTTTTGCAATTACTTTTTGTTGTGAGTTTGCATCCATGATTTGATTTATTGCTGATTATCAATTATTGTTTTATCCTCCGATCCAAGTTCGATCAAACGAGTGGTCAATTTTTTAAGGCTGTCAAATGTTTCAATGGTATACCATCCGCGACGGCCTTTATTCTTTCTTTCAATCCGGTAAGGATTTACTTCTGCTCGAATAATCTTAAAGTCCCGGCGCATCATATTCTGATATCGTGCCTCTAATTCGTGGAATCCGTTTAAATCCTTGGAGTTTTCTTTCATGGGAATTCGTGTCTGGAGGTGTCGGGCCATTGTCCGGAGTGGGCAACGAGCTGCTGGATCTCTTCGGTGTTATCTTCAACGAAAATGCGGTAACCATGAGTGCGGGCATAATAATACTCCCGCATCGCGCCTTCGCTTTCAACCCAATCCCTGAGCTGAATAATGGATGTCGCTTGTTCTTTCAATACCCGCATACATAACTCCATTGCTTCATCCCAGTCCCAGGTATCGGGGATCCCGATGTTCAAAGGGTTTATTACGGTTGATACTCCCATCTTTTTGAGCTTTGCTTCAACGGCTGCAAATTTGAGTTTACACGCTTCGGGTTCCAGTCCGGTAATTTTGCCGGAGATATACATTTTCAATTCCATAAGTTTATTATTTAGAAGATTGCATAAATGACACTTGCAAAAAAGATCACAACCGTTGATATCAGAATGGGTCTGGCCGAATCGATTTCACGTTGGGTTGGCCGTACCAAATCGAACGATTCCAACCTTACACCCTGATTTGTGCATTCGCCGTGCTGATTCCAGAAGACTTGAATGAGGATACCAGCAGGTGTTTTGATTGCGCCTAAAATGGTAGTTGGAAAGCCTCTTTTTAAGTCGTCGTAAAACATGTCTGTTGACTCGAATGGGAGGTTGCACCTTAGCTTGCTGTTTTCGATCTCTTCGGTTGAGAACCGTGGATCAAAAAATTCTCTGATAATTTTTTTAATGCTCATAATGATAGTGTGTTATAATGTTAAAAAAAGAAAATTTGTAACATTTTAGCCACTTTTCACGTATATTTACACGCGAACGGCTAACAGGCTGTTTCTGATATTTGATGTTTCCGTGAACTGGAACTAAAATTTTGATTGCCCGAGGGCGAGATCTTGCCGGATCTCGCCCTTTTTTGGCAGTTGTTTTTCCCACCACAACAGGGGAACTAAAATTGAAAGAACGCCGGCTGCCCGCCGTGGGTAATATTTTGAGTGTCTTTGGGGGACGCTAGATTAAATTCTTTGAATATGCATATGCCACAAGTTTCCTGTCAGGGGTAGTTTTACCCTTAATGCCTGTTTTTGTGTACATGTTATTAATGTGATTGTGGACCGTACAACGTGAAATGAAAAGCTTTTCGGCAATCTCTTCCTCGCTCATTCCAATACAGAAAAGCCTTAATACTAATCTTTCGCACTTGCTTAAATCGCTGTTGATCTTCGGAGTGCAAAAGCCTAATTGACAAACCTTTGTTGAACGTGCAGGGCAAAACACATTTTCAATCTTAAAATTAAAGTGCTCGTCAATATCAGGGACTCCATCCTTGCAAGAGAAATTGCATGAAAGAAATTGTTTGACGCGCATTGCCACATCAGCCCTCATCCCTCCATGAAGTTTGACAAGCTGATCGTATGTTTCAGGGTACGTTTCCTTGATAGAATTATCAACCTTCAATAGCCAGGATATTGGCATGTCCTTGACCGGAGACATCACTCCTGTGGACATATCTTCAACGACCAGGTATTTATTCTCGCTGTTCGTATAAATTTCAAACATTGAGAAAGGATTTATTTGTAATGATGCTTTGGATCATCATGATTTCTGCCGGGCGAAAATCTCCCTTCTTCATTCTAAGCGCAAATGTCCTTTCGGAACATTCAAGCTGTTTTACCACCTCGCGCTTAAAGAGCATCTTGACAGCATGATCCAGACCCTGATAATAGTCTGCTGGGTTCAATTTTTCTTCTGTGTTAATCTCATTCATTGTTTATTGCTTTAAAGTGTGCTATATTTACCGGAGACACTGCAAATATATACAAGAAAACACGTGAAACGCGAATATGTGTATTAAATTACGCGAAAACGTGTTATTTATAATTAATCTAATTATGGATTTTTCGCCCGTAAATGAAAGAATAAAAATAATTTTCACGCAAACAGGTATGAAACAGCGTGTTTTTGCTGAAAAAATCGGTTGTGTACAACAAGATATTAGTAATGCTGTCACTAATAAATACAAACCCGGTCTTGAGATAATAACAGGAATACTTGTTGGATTTCCTGATGTTTCATTTGAATGGCTTGTTTTTGGCAAGGGAGAGATGAAGAAAAGTAATGTGCTGGCCTATGATTCAGGAGAAGTATTGAGAAAAACAGATGATCCGGAGGTGAAAATCTTTAGCTGCAAAGACTGTATTGAGAAGGAAAAGCGAATCGACGAACTAACCAGGGATGTAAAAAGAGCTGAACATACAATTGGAATACAAGACAAATTAATAGTGGAGTATGAAACACAACTTGGAAAAAACGCCAAAGTATCCTGAGAGTGGTGCATAGCTGCTTGAGAATGCTTTGTTTTTATCTTTTTGATTGATGCAATCCCGAACGTTGACGAATAAGGAAATGATTAACCCTTAATTATAAACGATGAAAAAATTTAAAATTATTTACGAACCTGTTTTACTGGATTTGGAACACCCAAAATCATTTGATGTTGAATGTAAAAAGGTAAATGCAGAGATTGTACAAGGATGGTCTGTTGTGAACACGTTTCGTTTTAATAGTTCCAGAATTGCCTTTGTTATGGAGAAAGAGATTCCTGATGTTAATATTCAATAGAATACAAAATAAAAAATCCCGCCATGTGACGGGTTATGATGTGCGTGACAATGAAGTAAGTACTAACTAATCAATTATATAAATTTCAACTAACCAACTATATCATCTTATGAAAGATTCAATGTCATTTGTGGCCATCGATTTTGAGACCGCAAATTCTGAAAGAGATAGTCCCTGTGAAATTGGATTGACATTCGTCAATAATTTTCAAATGGTAGAAACAAAATCATGGCTGATTAAACCATTTTACAACGATTTCGATTCGTTTAATATTTCGATACATGGTGTCAAACCTGACGACGTAGTAGACAAACCAGAGTTTGACGAAGTATGGAAAGAAATATTACCACTTGTTGAAAACCAATTTTTAATTGCTCATAATGCAGGTTTCCATTTTAGTGTTTTACGCAGGACACTTGAAGCATACAAACTTCCTTTTCCCACTATGCATTATTCATGTAGTAGTATCTTCTCGAAAAAGGTTTGGCCAGGACTTCCATCATACGATTTACCAACGCTTTCCAGAATCAACAATATTGATTTTAAACTCCACAGAGCAGGTCCGGTCAGCAAAGCAATTGCTGAATTGGCCTTAAAGGCGTTTGATATTGCAGGTGTTTCTTCGATTGAAGACTTTCCGGATAAGCTTAAAACAATAGTGGGACAACTTTACCACAATGGCTACAAGCCCTCTGAAACAAAACGAATTTATAAACCTATAGACCTAACCAAAATTGTTGGTGACACAACAAAACACAACCACGAAAGCATTTTTTATGCGAGAACAGTTGTTTTTACGGGTACATTATCTTCAATGAATAGGCCCGAAGCTCAACAAAAAATTGTTGATGTCGGTGGATTACTTGGTAAATCAGTAACTAAAGACACAGACTTTCTCGTTGTCGGTCAGCAAGATTTCAGAATTGTTGGTGATGACGGTATGAGTGGAAAGCAAGAAAAGGCTGTTAAACTAATAGAGAAAGGTTCAACACTCGAAATAATTCCGGAAACCGATTTTTTACACAACATCTAATCTATATAGCCATGAATAAACAATTTATCGTTTTAACAACAACAGAGAATACAGAAATTATTATCGGTCTTTCCAATGTAGCAACAATTCAGGCAGCAACAAGAAACCCAAATATGACCGAAATCAAGTTCAACTATGCAAAAGATAATGAATTACAGCCTTATTTTATAGTTGTAAAGGAAGAATTTGGTCTGGTCAAGTCAATGATTGGACTAAAATAGGCAGGGTTTTCAATTTGTGTATTTCGAATACAAAGTAGGTACACAATACAGACAAAAATACAGTCTCCCGGGATGCCGGCACGGAATACAATTTTTAAAAGGGTACAAATCAAATGGATAGAAGGGTTTCGAAGATCCCCGCAGCTCCACAGCGATTTTTAACGCTCTGTTTTTTAGTATTTTACGAGCGTTATTTGTATTTTATTTTTGAAAATGTGTATTTTTTCGTGTATCTGTGCAATCTGTGTCTTTGGGGGACGCTTGAAAAACACAGTTATGATCAGAAAAAAGCTTTTTCGATCTCCTTATCTGTATGATAACGGAGGCGACATCACAAAGCCCTGGTGGATTGAACTGGG